ATCCTTAAGCGGGATAGGTTCGCTAAAGGTCAATTGCTGTATGTAAAGGTGGTTTGTACGGTTGAATACGGCCTTTTCAGGTTCGCTCATTTCATATTTACACCATGCGGGCATTCCTGGAACATCGTTATTTAACTGAATAGGTAATGGTAGGTATTGAGGCTGATTCTTAGCCAGTATTATATTACGCTCTTTGAAGTCAATTGGTTTCATAATTTTATCTCCTTTTTATAATATCGTTTCCTGTTTAAAGCCTCTATAAACGCATAACAACGCCTTTTTATCTCCCGCTTTGATGTATTGCCATCGAACCCTAAATAGGTCGCCTTGGCTACTAATATCCTTATTTTTGGCTTCATTTACGCGTATATTGTTAAATGCATTTCAATGAATTTGAGGAATTTACTTTAGTTCTTTAAGTTTATTAATTGCAATAATAAAACTTGACTTCGACATTATTATACTACCTTCAAACTCTTCGCAGTTGCCTCGCCATAATTTCTCTATTTGATCTTCACTCACGCATTGATTAGTGCCTGGTTGGGATTGCTGCCATTGAGCGCCAAGCTTAAAACATTCAATTTCCGATGGGAACGGCTGACCTTTTTCTTTTTTAATTATGCTGATTGCGGCTTCTTCAACGCTTTGTGCCTTTTGAGTGTCTTTCATGGGTTAAAATCTTATTTCATCTTAAATAATTCACGTGGTATAAAAGTTACGTAAATACCATAACACAGGCTGTTTTTGAATGTATAAAATATGCCACACAAATTAACCGTAGTTTCTCCGTGTGCTTTAACCCATACTTTTTGTTGCTCATCTATCCACATTTGTTTGTTTTTTGTTGCATGGTTAATGATTATTTAATGAATTGATTAGTTTTCAATTTTGCTGCATATCGTGAAAACTGCCCCAGTACTTCATAAGCTATCAAACCCTTAATGCCGTAGTAATAATTATTATAACCACCTGAATACATACTATGTGAACATCATATGCGTCCCCATGCTGAGTGTTTGGCGTTCTTACCAAATACGAATATTCTTAATGTTTTACCTCTCATAATTAATCTATATCAGTATAATCAATAATAGGGCAGTTCTGATCTAATGACCAGTCTACACATTCGTCTATTGAGCCTATCTTTACTTTAGTTATCCACCAGGTCCATAGGAATTTGGTTTGTAACCAGGCTTCAGATGAATGAGGGTATGGGTAGTGTTTTAATAATACTCTTTTCATTTTCTGATTTTTTGGCGCATTTCACGTATAGCTGCTGCTGACCGGCGTTTAAGATATCTTTTAGATAGCTGTCCAGATGTTAGGAATGGATTTTCAAGTAAAATAGTTAATTCCACATGTGTCCATTTAACCCTGTTTGTGCCATTGCTGTCCTGAATTTTTACCCGTGATCTTATACGCGCCCTTATTTCTGATTGATTCCAACCATATATTTTGGGGTTTTCAAGATGCAGATAGTCAATAGTCAGGTTTACACCGCCATTCTTTTCTATCTGCTTCATGATGTTTTCGTATAATGGTTGTGCTGCCGCAAGTACAAAAGGTTGTGGATGTATCATTTCTCTGATTATTTTTGAAAGTCCTGGATATATGTAAGGTGATGGCCTCATTTAGTTTTTAGGCTTTTGCTCTTTGGGTTTATCCTGATATTGTTTTTGTTCAGCAAATGTTTTCCTGATATCCTGAATTAACTGGATAGATTGCGCTACCTCATTATGAGGCGATGTTGACTTATTTAAGTTTAATTCAACCACTAATAATGCAGTCATAATTTGGATATAGGCTGCACTGTCTACTTGTAAACCTATACTATAAACTTTTGGTTGTATAGGCTGTTGTACTAATTTTGGCTTATCTTGGGCCTTAGTTTGGGTTGACAGGATGATTGAAATTGCGGATAGTAAAAGTATTTTTTTCATATTGATTTATTTTGTGGTTTGTAAGCGTGATTTTGAAAAGCCTAATTTTTTAGCTTCTATTGGATTGAGTTCTAAGTATTGATGGCATGCCCGACACGTTGCCACATATTGCGTGCTATCAAGCATAGCTTTTCCTATACGGCCTATTGGATGGTGACAGTCGGTTGTTGGAGCACCTTTACATTTTATGCAAACTTGGCAAATAAGATGGTCTTTCTTAAATTGACTTGAAATAACGGCGTATGCGCGATTTATTTTTTCTTGCTTATCACTTACCTTGTTTATTTCAGATCGTGGCTTGGTGGCTGGTTTTATATCGTTTGGGTTGAATTCTATGTAGTTTGCTTCCAATCCAAAAGCGGGATCATCGCATAACAGGTAATTATCGGGTGATTTTACACGGTATAGATACAGTTCTTTCCCATCTACCATAAACTTAGTACCTCTTTTTGGCTGGCTGGCTTTTGTTGGTATGGGTTTACGATCTTTCATGATTGCTCAATGTCTGCAAAATGCCAATTTTTACCATAATAATGATAATCTTCTGATTTGTATAAATTCTGTTCGGCTTCCAATATTGCCATTTGGAATAATTCCGCATCGGTTGTTGATGGATCAATATCATCTAACATAACACCTATCGTTTTTAGAAACGTATCAGGCCCTAATCCCTTTCTAATTTCAAATGTAACACTGAAATAGGCTTCCATACACTTAACAATATATTCGCCAACTTTTTTGCCACTCTTCATATTCAGGATTAAATCCTGATGGAATTGGTAGATTAATTAACTCGGCTTCATGTTCTCCATCTTTAATTCCAGGTGCTGGATAAGACCTAACCATTTCTTCGAAATTAGCATGCAAAAAACTTGCAGATTGTGAACTGCCTAAATATGGATTTACTTGCCTGCCAACTTCATCTTTGACTATAATTTTTATTTTCATTTGTAATGCTTTTTATTTGATTGATAGCTTAGAAATAATATTTCAGCTATTATTATGATAAATATGGTTAGGTACATCATTAGTTCTCAATGTTGCAAAGTGGAATATTTTCAGTGATACTCTTGCCGAAATTTTTGGAGATGTTTAGGGTTATTGATTGCATGGCTATTTACTTAAATGATTCCAAATAATTGAACAAACATTATATTCAAAAGCTATGTAAACAGATAAAAACATAGGAATTAATATAAGCATTATAGCTATTCCTAAAGCAGTCTTAAATGTTAATTCATCCGAATTATTTTCCATGATTTCTTGATTGATTATTAAAGTTAAGCTAAGGTATAATTTAAATTCTATACTACAAAATATATTTTCACTTTTTATATGTTTGCCTTAAATAAATCTGAAAATACCTTTGTGAATAGGTAGCGGGTTAAATCTGCATAGTGGCCGCGCTTTTGATAGGATATGCCGGTTTTCTTATCCTTTTCCATTTCCTTTAACATACCGTCTTTACCCAATAGAACACTTTCTATGTCCCCAATCAGATCCGCACAGCTTTCTTTATCCGCTATGAATTCAATAGGATACCAGTTTGCAAAAACCTTATTCATGAAGTCACGGCTTTTTGTGACAGATGGATTCACTATGTTAACGCGATCTGATGCCTGGTTTAAAAATGGTGCCAAATTCTTTTTTATTCGTTTGAAGTTTGCACCGTCACCGTGGCCTGGAACATTGGATTTGCCTGATGCATCCCCATATAAGAACAAATCCCTTACTCTATTTCCATAATCCTGAATGTAGGCACTGCAAACATTGTCCACATCGTTCACCGGCGGCCTGAATGAGTAGTTTTTAAAGGCTCTGATCTGCGTTACGTAAATTTCCCTGCAATCAGGCTGATGCTCTTTAAATCGCTGTATCGTTGGAACGTCATTTCCCTTAGTGTCTTTTAAGATTACCCGCCGTTCCCATCGCTTTACATTTTCTGCTATCTGAAATAAACACATAGGTTGATATGGCAACCAGTTAAAGTCCCATGATTGATGCACTCCTAAATGAGGCAGGAATTTAACTTCGCCGGTATGCTGTATTTTAGAGAAACGTGGAAAGAACTCTGAACCTGTTTTTAACTTACCCCACAATCCTAAAGCATAGATGTTATATTGGTTTTCATCTACAAACTTTAAGGCTTCGATTTCCTCATGGTCTTCAGGTAATAGGAATTCATTATCCCAATGTGTTGAATGAACTATTGTGGCCCGGTCTAACTTGTTCTTAAAAAAATGTGAATTAATCCAGTGATCTTCATCAATAGGATTAAACATTAGCGTTATCTGAATATTAGGGATACCGCGAACGCGCCTGTTTAATTCTTTGAAGTCATCATATTCAAGTTCATTAGCTTCCTCGACAACTATACGGCCTATTCCCTCAATAGATTTTAGCTTTTCCGGGTCATCTAGCCCACTGAATAAGAATTCACTATACTGTTTATTACCAATGGATAGTTTTATGTATAAAGGTTTTTTTGTGGTCCGCGCAAATGGCGTTAACCCGAATTCCTTTATACGCTCATTAAAGTTTTTGAAGATACTTCCCTCAATACTGGTTGAGTACTTACGGATTACCAAAGTGCTTACTTTAGTTTCGCAGGCTTTTAGTATTTCATCCTGAACAACGGCGCGGGACTTTCCTGACCCTGAACCACCGTAAACTATCCTGAACCTGGTATTTATATTGCATATCTTCCAGTATACTTTGGAAAACATGTTTTCATCAATGTTGAGTTTAATCTTTTCCCGATTCATCCGGGTCTCTCCGTTTTATATTGATCTCAAAGCCTGCAAATGATGCTTCTAATTCAGATGATTGATAGGCGCTTTCCATCAGTGCTTTATAAGCAGGTGTATCACCGTCAATAATCGCTTTAGAGGCTTGGATAAAAGTCATTATTTCTTCCGTTGATAGCTTTTCCTGTATTTCAGGATAAAGTTCCTTTAACTGTTCTAAAACAGATTTGGGAAACCTTGCTGTTAATGCAAGAATTTCCTTTGCTATGGTTGACCGGTTCTTAGAACCAACTGCACGGCCTACCTGTCTATTCTCCGGGTGAACATCAAATCCCTTACCTATTATATTCTCTGGTTTTGGCATCGTTGAAAAATCGTTGTAGACATCAAAATTAGATAATGGGAGGTTAGAAAGCAAATCATAGATATTTCCAAAGAAATCCCAAATGATGTTTACTTTTACCTAAAGCTACTTTGTTAATATTTGAACGACTACCATTTAATAAAATACAGGCCTCAGTCACGGTATTGAATTGTCTTATAAATTTTCCATCAATAGAAAACTGAGCAACTTTTCTTCTGTTATGTGCAATTCGTTCTTTTTTTATTTTTGGTTTTGCAGTTCCTTTATTCCAAGGAATACAACCCTTTTTTGATGCACTCATTCTTTCAAATTTCAATTTCTTTTTTTCATCAGATTGAGAAGCTAATGTGTTTTTGAATTTTAATAGAATTGATTTTTTCTTTTCTTCACTCCATAGGCTTTTAGTCTTTATTTGATTATCAATAGCTATTTGTGGCATTTTCCTACCCTTATTCCAATCTGATATTTTTTTATATGCTTCACTACCAGTATGTCCGCCATAACCGCCATTAGACAAGTTATAACCTATTTGTCTATCGGTAGAATTAAAATACTTTATCCAAAACCTTTCAGCCTCAGATAAATGGTATCGTGAAATGCAATGTTTAACTATTTGCTTTTTGAAATTCTTAACCCCATGTTTCTTAATTGCAAGTTTTAGCAATTTACCTGATCCTAAATATTCAGGATTGTTGTAAAAATCAATGCCTATATAAATTCGGCCATCTAAAATATTTGTAGTCTTATAAATTATCATAAATAAAATATCCCGAACACATAAAAGGCTTATCAAGACTTACCAAAGGAAAGAATTGCATTTATGCGCCGGGAATAATTTAAATGTTTGATGTGTTATAAGTCTTAATAAGCACATCTAAAATACGAAATATATTTTTAATTACAAATTCTTTCTCCTGCCGTACTCACAAATTAAAGAGGCATCCACAAGACCATCGTGATCCTTAGTCACCCTTTTACTATCTGACTTTCTAAAGTCAAATCCAGAGAACAATCTTTTTGCACAAATTAAAGAGGTGAGCTTAGTATTTACCTGCTTTTTGGTTTTACCTGGTTCCAATGGTTTATATTGGATATCGGAGTTTTGCCAAATTTCTGACTGCCATTTTTTAGGGGCAATCTTGATTAGCTTAAAACCGTGTGATATGACTATAGCCTCAATAGCCCCGCATACAAATCCGAAAGTAAAGTTACTCCCTGCAGAGGTTCCGTAAATGCTGTGAACCTCTTCCAAAATTAAAGTAACGTTCCACTTTTCTTTTAATGGCGTGAATATATCATACAGGGTTTTCATATCAATGGCATCACCCAAAAGCGGGATAATCCATTTTTTCATTTGGCCATCGGTGTTCATAGCGACTATACCGCCTGATTTTCCCGGATCAATACCTATGAATAACTTAGGTAAAAGATCGTTTTCAGTATCAAATAAATTCATATCAGAACTATCTCCACTTTCTTATAAGCTACCCGGCCGGTTATGATATCGTTCAGCCAGTCGATGATATGGCCGCGTTTGATGCTTTCTTTTGTCAGGTTTTTATCAACCTGGTTTTTATTTTGCATGTGCAGTGTTGTTTCGCCGTTAAAGTGCATGTGCTTCATCAGGTCGAAAAACCGCAACGTTACTTTTTCATGCTGGATAGGTTCTACATGGTCGAAGTACATTCTTACCGATATGTCCGCTTCATTCATGAACAAATAAGAATCTAAAATCATTTCCGGTGATTGACCGTTTTGATTGCGGGTTTCATCGAATAGGTCAATGATCTGTGAGCGTTCAACTACTGCTACATTGTAGTTTCCGTTTCCTATGGTTCGGATGTAGTCGGTGGCATGGGTAATAAAGTTCATAAGTTGATTTTATTTAGGTTACATTTTATCAGCTTCATCATTAAGCATCTGCGCGACTTCTTTAAAAGCCGGTTTTAATGCTGCCTTTTCGCTTTCTGTCAGCCCGGAGCCTGGATTACCCCTTGTGTTTAATCCGTTCGTGTGCTGCATTAAAGCGGTATTATATTCCATGTCATGACATAAGTCCTCTACTATGGGTTTTAGTTTTACGTACTTCAACGTTTTTTTCAAATCACTCATTTTATTTTATTTTTAGTAATATCATACAGTACAATTAACGCGTAGGGTATAAATAAGAGAATTGCAGACACAATTATGTATAAAGGGGTGCAAACATACCACCAACTGAAATTGATCACTCCTGTAAGCTTTAAAACGCTTAATATTAAAAACACGGTTATGCAAATGTAAAAGCCTCCGTATTTTTTCATAATGTCTTTTACCGACAAAAGCCCCTTGTTATCGGGGCTTATGGGTTATAAGTCAGTTAATAATTAATGTGCAGGTTCCTCTTTTCGCAGTTCCTGTAAATTGGCAAGTTCGGTTTGTAGGGTTTCAGCTTTGGCTTTTGCGTCGGCTGCATATTGAGCATATTTTACCGATTCTTTAGTGTAATGCTCCACCATGTTAAACTCATCCTTGATTTGTTTTTCTACTGTTTTGATTAATGTGTCCATGATAATTTGATTTAATTTTTAAAGTTAAGCTAAGGTATAATATAAATTCTATACTATCAAATAAAAGTTAAAATTTATTTACTCATTTGCTATTTTTAGTAAAACATCAGCATGGCATGGCTGATCAAGTGAACAAAAGCACATCAGGTTTTTACCTCTCAATAATTCTTTTGCTTTCTTAGCCGTGAATCGCCCCTCCGGAAACTCTTTCAGCCAATCTTCATAAAGACTTACCGCATATTCATTTGATGAGTCCTTACCTACTTTAAACGGATTCCCGAAAAAACCAGGACGGCAAACATTAATTGTATTGTCGGGCTTTTTCCAGCCCTTAACTCTTTTTCTTTGAATTCTTATTGGCATAGTTTTAAAATTTATTTATTCTCTGTATAAAACGATAGTCATTGCTTAATTGGAAGTCCGGGTTTTGATCAATGAACTCTTTGCAGATTTCAAGCATCAATTCTTTATCCTGCTTTCCTATTTTTGTTTTGCTGAGCTCTACTGATTCGCCGGGGTTTAGGGATGATAAGCCGGTAATGGTTCTATTGTAATCTTCGGTGAAACTCATAAATTAAAATGGGGGGTTAATTACTTTATCTGGTACTTTGAATGCAACATCAGGCGAAAATATTGCGCCCTGTTCAACATCAGGAATAAGCCAATTTGAATTATCATAATCACCCTCCAAATTATTGAACCTACTATTATTAAAATTATATTTTACCTCGCACATACCCTGTTCGCCCAAATGTTCAAACTTGATTTTTTGCACATAGATTTCCGAAAACTTAGTAACGTAATTTCTATAAAAGCAAACTCCAATATCAACTTTATTAAACCAGTTTGCAGATCCGGCAATATCGTAAAGGTTTGGCACCTCAAATAATCCGGTTTTTAAATTTTTCCTGATTTTAGTAGGATGCGCCACAATAATAGTGAAAACTGAAAACCTCTGATCAAACCTGATTATCTTATCTAATTCTTTTGATATATACATCGTTTCATTATCGCCCTTACTCATATTGTGTTCAAGTTTGTTCCACGGGTCAATAAGCAAACCTCTTATTCCTTTCCTGGTAACCAAAGATTTAGCCTTTTCAATAATATTATCAGTCGTGTAGTTATCATCTTCCGGTTCTATAAAGAAAAAGTGATCATCAATAAAAGCTTTAGACAATTCCTTTTCACGTGCCGAAAATCCAAACCCTGGCCGTGCTCTTTTACCTAAAAGCATCTCACATATTTTAACTAAAAATATAGGCAATGGCTTATGTTCAGGGGAGCATATACCCCACTTCCAACCATGATTAATTGAAAGGCAGCACATGATCAAAAGTGCAAAAGGAGATTTACCATGATTAGGAATACCCGTCAACCCCATTAATTGCCCAGGCACAAAAGAAACAAGCTTATCAAAGTCTTTAAGAAATTCAGTAACATCACCCCTTTTCAAACCGGACTGCAGTAAAGTTTCAACGTCATCCCAAATCATTGATGCCGTTATAATACCGCTTATAGGGAATTCTATTAAGTTTTCATCTTTTATAACGTCACAAAGTTTTTCAGGTCCATAGGCTGTTAAAAATTCATTAGCATCCTTACAACCATTTAAACTAACCTTATAGCAAATATCATATCCTAACCGCCTGGCTAATTCATCCCGCAACGATTGACCTGGTTCATCATCATCAGTGGCAAGTATAATCTTTTTCTTATTCTCAAAGTAATGAATACAGTTATCTAAATATTCGAGGTTTAGACTGCCTTTTGAGGCGCCATTTGGAACAGATACAACCTCTTTTATTCCAGCTTCATTAAATGAAAGTTTATCTATTTCACCCTCGACAATTACACACCAATCAGATTCTTTTATATCATCCAATCCGTAAAAAATAAGTTCAGCATCCTTTACCATAATGAAATGCTTTTTACCGTCACGGTATTTTATATTTATTAATTCCTGGTTCCTGAAATAATTAAAATTTATTGTGTTTTCCTCTTTTCCTGTTTGAGGCATAAACTTTTTACATTCAGTTATTTTTTGATCAATTAAAGTTTGCTGGCTTATTGATCGGCCCTGAAACCATTTGACTAAATTATTTGAGAGTGAAGTGTTATTGTTAAAAACAGGAATGATATATTCTTTAGGTTTTGGTACATAAGCCTCTTTGATAACAGTTCCTTTAAATCCGCAATCATTATGACAATTATAAACCCCGGTATCAAGGTTGATACTTAGGCATGGATCTTTTTTATTTTTCCTGGTATGAGAACATTTAGGGCAAAGCACTTTATCCGAACCGGCGTTTCTTTTTGTTTCTATGCCAATATTTGCAAATAGTTCCTTTATTGAATTTTCCATTTAGTAAACCATTTTGCTTTGCATAACCTCTATTTTATTTTCATCCTTAAACCAAACTGAAATCATTTTTTGTTTCCAGCTTATTATTTTTTTGCCTTTGCTATCAACCCAATTAGTTTGATCGTAATATTTAAAAGCTTTTACGCCAACTTCATGTTTATATCCATTATCTGCAAAGTACAGGCAAACCTCTTTTTCAGATGGCGCTATAAACATATTCTTTACCTTATTATCCTTCTTATCTTCTTTAGATGTGTTCACTGGCTGTTCACTGGCTGTTCGCTGGCTGTTCGCTGGCTGTTCACTTTGATTTTCTAAGCTATTATAATCATCATATTTACAGATAGTTACTATAGTAAATTTGTTGTTCGATTTTAGATCAATTGAATTGTCATTTTTTAATTTTTGTAGTACGCGATAGATTTTACTCTCATCAAGTTTTAATTCTTTTGCTGCTGATGATCTACCAAAAATTAATTGACCTCTTTCAATAGCAATATCAGCATAACCTGAGTTAACTTTTATAGATGCTATAGAGGTTTTATAATTTGCTTTGAGTAATAACCATATCCAAATCTTTAAATAATCAGGGTTCGAAAATTGGTAGCTATCTAATAATTTACGGTGTAACTTTATATATCCTTCCATATTTAAAATTCGTAATCAACAGACTTTAAAACAGCATCTACAGTTTCATCAAAATATTCAGTATCAAATAAATCAGTATAAAAAAATGGATAATATTTACTCCATTTTGGCATAAGAACAACATCTAACCAAATTCCACCATTAGCCATTAATTTCAAGGTTTTAAATGTAGGAATTCCAACCAATAATATTACGGGAATATCTGTTAAATTTTCAGATAATTCAGCACATTTTAATCGTTCTAAAGATGTCAAATCATTTGGTTTTGCCTCAGCATAAGCATTGAAATCAGGAAAATAAAAATCAGGTAGATAATTACCGGATGATAATTTAAAATATTGATGCTCATAAATCCAATCCCAATTTAAAGCATCAAAAAAAACAGCCCATTTTGCTTCTAATCTACTCCTAAAAGTTATGCCTCTATAAATTGTTGGTATTGCCCGGATATCATAATGACGTTTATATTTATTATCCATAAAAAAGAAAAGCCCCTGATCGGGTTCAGCTGTGCAGGCATCCCCCAATCAAAGGCTATAATATTGTGATAGTAAACGCACTGCACACACGTTTAGTTTTTTCTGAAACAAATATAAAACTATTTATTCTTTTTAAGCTTGTTAAGTTTCAATCTATACAAAAATCTTTCACGCTTTAATTTTTCATAAATTGTGATATCTGTATAGAAAAACTTAATCTCATCACCAGTAGGTGCCTTGTCAGCGTTTATATAAGAAATGTATTGCGTTAGCCTGCTCATGACTGATTTTCCGGTCTTTCCGCAGCGATTCCCGCTACATTTAAATCCAATTCACTTTGCGCCCCTACTCCGAACTTACCCTCTATAAAGTAATCGTGTGCATGTTCGCAAAGGTTTTCCCAAATGATATTCAATTCTTTTCCGAACTGGTTTGTTTCCGGGTCCAGGCTGATGTTATTTGCGTTTAAGGCTGCTAACGCCCCGCTGTCCGCTTTGATAGCCCCGGATATGTTCATTAACCCCTTGTCGCCGATAGTTACCGACAGGATAACAAAGCCGTCCAGGTTGCTGTCACCTATAGCCTTTTTCTTTTTGATGTAGTCGGCGGTGAACACTTTGTAACCAGGCATACCGATCTTCATTAAGAAGTGGGGAATGAATTGCTGTAGGGTATCAAGTAGATCAGGGTGTACGGGTTGATTCCCAGGCCATGTCTTACCGGCGCTGATCAGAATTTTACCCGATGGCATGTTTCTCATTTCGTCATGAACGATAGTGAGGCTTTTTTCTTTGTTGCTTACAGCTACTTTTGAGATGTTAAGCTTTTCTTCTTTTGGATTTTCCATGTTGTTAATTTATTGTTTAAAAGTTTCAAAATAAAATATTACCGGTTTTTCAGTTTCTTGTACAAGGCCATATTTTTTAACCATTTTGTATTGAACCATTCTAAGATTAAGAGAACGTAAATAGCCAGCAATTGACTCCCTGAATTGTTCAATAGTATCTCCGTGTTTATTTATATTACAGGATGGACAGGATGGCATATAATTCTCAATGGAATCATTTTCTGGATAATCCATAGTAGCTATTTTAATATAATCATGCTTTTCTCTATCCCAAACTCTATTGCCTTTTTCATCAACTACATATTTCCATCCCCTGCGAATAGCCTCAACATGATCAATATGCCATCCTTTTTCAAGTTCACAACCGCAATAAGCGCATTTACCGCCATACATATTAAAAACAAATTGACGGACTTTTTTGCTTATAGCCATTTACTTATTTTTAATGAAACGTTTATTTACTGTGTGGACTTTACTTTCGTGATCATACTTTTTGTAATCCACGTTTTTAGGTCCTTTTGATTTATTGGCCCGCTGGTTATGGCCTACATGATAAAGATTGCATTCAGAACATTTATAAGTGCCCATTTTCCTTTTACCACGTTTATTTAAATTGGCTGCGGCCGCGTGTGCATCTTCGTAGGTTTGGTACTTTACCTTTCCTCCGCATTGGTTATCTTCTCTTGACATAATTAATCGTACATTCCGATTACCTTTAACCGACTTGAATCTATAAGCCCTGTTTTTTCTTTTCCATCTACTAAAACCGGGTGAAAATCATCTGTAAGGTAATGGATGAAATACTTTTTAAGTTCTTTAAATTGTTTTTCTTGTTCAGAGTGACGTGCAACCGCTTTACCACCTGTGTCTATTTGGCATAAGTAACCGCTATTCTTTCCCATGATTGAGTTTTTTTAATAGGTCATCAGTAGCCAGAATAATAAAATCGTTTGTGATTTCCATTTTATCGCCTTGCAAACCATTAGTATAATACCCATTTGCTATTTGGCCGGCAATGTAAACCCTTTCAGTAATAGAGGCACTTTTTAAGCCCGTAGCACGATCTTTAGTATTCGATCTTATCTCACTTAGTAAACTCTTAATTGAGTTAATTTCAGCTACCCACAAATCACTAATAGGCTTATCAGATTGTTTGTCTGTTTGCTGTCTGAGTACTTCAAGTATCCTCAAAGCTATTATTCTATCAGATTGTGAATTAGGATTACTCCATTGTAAACCCGTTTCCCCATCTATAATGTAACTTAGTTTCCTTAAAACAGATAGCGTACTTTTAGAAATACTGTGATTTAGCATTAGTTGAGAAAAATTAACCTTTTCGTTATTGGCTAATCTGCCCCTTACCTCGAAAATAAAAGAGGTCAGTTTTCCTACAGCCTTTTGGTTTGGTGAACGTTGGCGCATGTTGATTTGATTATTAAAGTTATGTAAAGGTATAAATAGAAACTATCTTTCAAAATTTAAATCGCTTTGTGTTTTTGGATATGGTAATTCCCAATTAAAGTTTTGCCTGAACCATTGCCGGCAATTTTCAAGTTTATCTTCCCATTCTTTTGTGCTTTGAACGGTAGATGATTCGGGTATGTTTACAACTTCGCCAGTTTCTTCTATCACATGTTCGGTAGCCCAAAATTTAGATTTATTAAGATCGTGAACCTGGGCTTTAGTATATGATTCCCCCCACATTTCTTTGAAACAATCTATTTCAGATGGAACGAAATTGCTCCAATAAAAACCATTTTGTAAAAGAGTCCTTTTGTTTTTAATCTCAATTGTAATCTTTACGTCCTGATTTAAAAATGACATAAGATCATCTGAAAACCCATCACGATTGAAAAGTTTAAGAACTCCTTTTTCATCAACATGGCCAAAGTAATCGAGCCTTTTCACTTTGTTACCTTTTTGTAAATCTGTATCATTAGATTAACGTCATATTCGGCATCATGTAGCTTTGTTTCGTCTACCTCAATGCCTAAATACCTGGCAACTGTTGACTGTTTAAAGTCAATCATTAAAGGCCGTTCACGTTTAAGAAATTCCCCTGCCAATATCATTACATCAATTGGCGAACTCCAAAACCAGGACCCGAAATAATTATCATTACACTGGACAAAAAACGCTCTTAAGAATTGATTATCAAAAGAAGCGTTATTATACCCGATCAAAAAGAACTTATCCCTTTTATCAAACTTGTCCACGTACTTTGAAAGCATCACGCAAATTTTACCTTTAACCACATCCATTGGCATGTAGTTAGCTAATTGCTCACGGGTGATACCTGAGATTGCTAAGGCCTCATCTTCGATCACAGCGTCCTTAAAAGGTTGTACCTTAAAGTCGAAATGTTCTTTGATTATACCATCTATTTCAATAGCACCTGATATTTGATGGATTCCGTTTTTCCAATGTTTTACACCGGTTGTCTCTGTGTCGAAAAAAAAGTTTTTAAGCATGGTTTGATTATTTTAAAGTGTCTTTTACTGCCAAAGCCTCAATAAAGAGGCATGGCATTTAGTTTGGCGTATAAATATTGTTATCCTTATTTTTATTTCATAATTACCTCCTGCTTTTAAATTGTGATCTATTCTTGATTAGTAATACCCTTAGTACATAAATGCGGGTTTTTCCATAATGTAGATACCGCTTTTGAGTTCGCTCCAAAAGTCGAAAGATTCGGCAAAGCGATCCTTAAACAGGCAGAGGTTAAACTGATCTACCGCATCCTCATACTCTTTAATCCCGGTATCTATCAGTTTGTTTTCCAACAGGTGAACGGATACACCGCCTTTACGGTCTACGCAAATGTTATAGAAAGGAATGCGTTTCATAAGCCAGCCTACCTGGTACATGGCACCCTGGCCGTAATACCAGTTATCGATTATAGTTCGCTGAGCTTTCTTTGCTTTCGCTGCTTTCATGACCTTAAGGTCGGCCATTGCCTTATCGCCACAGCCATCGATATAACCTGTAAATTTGAAATTCTTATACTCCCATGATATCTTTTTCTCAAACTCTGTACATTGAGCAATGACAATTCTTGCAGCCCGGTTTGAAAGTACTGCCTTTGCCATGAACTTTGCAGTGTTGGCAATCTTTAAAGAAATGATATTAAGCCCGGCATGATCAGTATAAAACTGCTCTTTCCATGCTTTGTAATCGTTGGTTGCCCTCGGCGACTTACTGCCTTTTTCGTCAACAAGCTTTTTACAGATGGCGGTATCATCCATCACCGTATACCGCTTTTCAAACTCTTTTGCTTCCCAAACTAAGCAGTGTGTAACGGTACCTAAAAGCATAGCCTCTGTTTGTACCTTTTCACGGAGTGCATAGTCTATGTAATCCTGGGGGCTTTCCCGGAACTCACGGAGAGCTGAATAGGATAGCGAACGTTTACCATCTGCCAAATCCTGTAAAAGTTTTTTGATCTTCTCTTCCCTGTTTTCGATTTCGGTTATTTCTTCAACCTCATCGATCATGTTAGTGGTTTCCATTTCAATTTTAATTATTAAAGTTATTTAATACGTGTGCAGTTTTCAGGAATTTGTTGATATTCAATCTTCCAAAACCATTTTTCAAATTCATCAGGCGATATTTTTGATTGAACCAATAATGAACAATCGGTTGCATAGCATCCTATTAGCCATGCAATATTATATTGCATAGTTTTATAATGTTTTTGAATATCTGTCATAGATGCTAAGATAAGTTCATCATCTTTTTTGTAATAAAGCAAACCATCTTCCAACTGAACAAGCATTGTATTTTCATCTATTACCATTATTTAAGGTTTTTGATATAGGTTTTACGGTTAAGTATTAAAGTTAAGAACTTGCTGTTTTTGTGCAGATCAGGAACAGATTCAAATACCAGGTCAAGATCAGCCAGCGTTTTAGCCTTTTTAACGGACTTCAATACATCGGGTGGTATGTCGCCTTGTTCTTTAAGTTTTATGTCCTCTGATGCTACAGGATTATAGTCTCCGTACTCTTTACGGTTAAGGTTGGCACCAAATCGGATACCTATTTGTTTCGCTGCAGTCTTTTTGGCCTCTCCGAAAGCAATACTATCTACAAAGTCAGTCGCCACCCCATCATGATGCAGCCATTCAAGGGCTACGGGGTGAAATACGCTTACCCTGGCTGTTATCTCTGTATCCTGACCCTTTAGCTTGCTTCCGGTAATTTGAAACGTTACAAGGCCGGAAAACATGTCCCTTAGATCAGGTTCAAGAAAACCGATAGGTATATAGTCAAACCCGTTGTGTTGTTTAATCCATTCCGGGTTAGGAGTTTCGTTCAGCTTCCGGGTGAAAGCTTCCATATCAGCCCAAAATCCCTTTGGGTCTCTGATTAGTTTTTCGTTCATGAAAATGATTTATTAAAGTTTAATCTTCGTCATCTTTGAAAGCCTCATCCCATTCGTCATCTGAAATACCAGTCATTAAAAACTCTCTTTCAGAATCAGTATAGTTAGTTAAGACTTCCTGAATGTGTTTGCCTTGTTCAAATAATAGATGTTGTTCCGGGGTGATCATTGGTAACCACATAGTACGCTCAATATTGCTTAGCATGCTTTTACGCGTTACTGATTGAAATATTACGCAATTATCAGGCGTATCATCAGATAATTTGCCAACTGACCAAAGGTTATTAGTATCTGTTTCAGTACCGTCATTGTGCTTTATTTTCCATTCAGCACCGCCGAAACCCATGAATGACCCGAAACGTGGTTTGTCGCGACCGTCATCTACATATATTTCGTGATTATAAATTAGTTGTTTTGACATTTGATTGATTATTAAAGTGTTATTAAATATAGCCAAAAGCCTTGTAATAATGAAAGCTTTTGGCTATTTTATTATTGCCTAAAATGGCAAATCACTATCCGGGTCTTCCACATGATTTAAATCAGATGGCGGATAGCTTTGTCCTGATGGAGGGTTAAATTGCTCTGACGGCTTTAATCCGTCCGCAGGCTTAGCGTAACCGGGACTTGACTTATATAGGTTAGGCTTAATTTTGCTTTCAACCTGGGCTTTTAAAAACTCCATGATCTTAAAGTCATCCCATTGCTCCTTACCCTTAAAAACAACCTTTTCGAGCGGCGGCATACCGTTTGGCTCATCTTTGGTAAAATACCATTTGATATCCTCTTCACCTTGTTTAAGATAAACAGCGGTTTTAGATTTGCCGTCTACCTCTTTGCTCCACGGGGTTATAGTGATCGGCATGTTTAAGTCTACAACCGGGTTTAGTAACGCGTTTAAAAACGTTGTGGCATACCGTGAATTGTACATCATTTGAAGATTGAACACTTCGCCGTTATCCTCAATCTCAAAAACCCAATCCTTGCCGAATTCGTTTTCTTTGATCGATACCCCGGACAGGAAACCGCTCAAACTGCCGAACTTGATTTCATGAACTGTCTTTCCGTTTTTTGTTACTCTTTGGATAGCATTTGGCGTACCCTCTTTTACTCGCTGGATAATTTTTCCATCCGCAACTGATAAATAAATCCGATTGCTGTTTTGATTTAATCCCATGACTTGTTGTTTATTGTGAATATTTAATTAATTACTTTCTAAGTTGATCGAGCAGATAATCTATTCCCCGGCCTGCCCGAACTGATTTGCCATTGAAATAACCGCTGTAAGGATATAAGGTAACCTTTTCCCCTTTGAATTTAAAGACTATCCTCTTATCAGTAGTTTCAATAATGTCCACCTCTGTTAAGGTTGTTAAACGTTCATGTGCATAAGCCATGCGTTTAGGTTCAAGCTTATTTTGGCGTTCTATGTTTAATCTTGGCATAATTTTATTTTGTTATATTTGTATCACTTCATAAACGGTGCCTTTCGGCATCTAATTCATGATTTGATTATTATTAAAGTTAGAGAGCCGGGCTGATTACCTGGCTTTCGCTTTTTACACCCTTAAGCCATAAATAAAATTGATCGGCTTCCTGCTTAACTAAAAAGTTAACTATACGTTTGCCATTTTCAAGGCGGTAACGCTTTACAAGTTCATACCTTAGTTCACTGGATGATTTTTCAAATTCTGATATAGTCATCTTAATTTAGCTGAAACGTTAGTGTTCTTTATTTTATCAATCTCTTTTTGCAGGTGCTTTTGCCAATAGTTGAAATTCCTGCCTGTATACCCATGTGGGATAACAGTCTTTTGGGTTGATGTTTTCATTATAAAGTGAATAAAATTACCATCGCTAAACAGATAGCAGCAAAGCCTACTATAGCTATTGCCTCAAATAATGCACGTGTTTTTTCTTTTAATGTGATACTTTTCATTTTGATTTGATTATTAAAGTAGTATAAAGGTATAATAAATAATTTATACTACAAAATAAAAGTGAAAATATTTTTATAGTTTTGTTATTCATTTAAACAAAATCAAATCATGTCAATTTTCTCATTTTTAGCATCGCTGTTTACAAGCTTACTTTCAGCAACAAAAAACGCTTGGAATCATTTACCTAAAACAGTTCAAACAGGTATACTGAACGGATCAGGTATCTTTAACATTATCAGCCAGTATATAGGACAGGACCCTAAACTTACTATCGCCACTATCCAGGCAAACTATCCCCTTGAAGATTTAACGCTTCTTTATACTGGCTTAGCTGCAGTATTAAAGGAATGGGGTATAACCGCGCCACCTGATCTTGAAAGTGCTATTGTAGCTGTTCAAACAAGGCTTAAAAGCTTAGATGATAACAATTGGGCCAGGGTATTAAGCGGCGGGGCTCAAATATTGGCGGATGTGCTTACCGGTGGTGGTACTCCTTTTGAAATTGTGGTAACGCTTATTCAGTGGGTGTTTACCAACTTAGTGAAACCTAAACAGATTGTTTTTGCAAGTGTCGATCAAACTAATACAAGTCAATCGAGCGGGGCGGTAAGCCCAAAAGTACCAGCCCAATAGGTTTTTGGGCGAAGCTAATTCAAATCTTGCCTGATTTATAGGACATAGAGAAACCCCGGTCGTAGTAATGTGGCCGGGGTTAATTTTTATACAGTAGGCTTTTGAGAAGCTTGTACAGCAGATGGATCGTTGTTTACACTTACAGTAGTGCCGCCTGTAATATTTGAGTCTTTTGCTGTCATTAATCCTACCCCGCCAACAATAGCAGTAATAGCACTCATTACAACGCCCTCAGTAAGTGTTTTATTAATGTAGGCAAATACAATTCCTACAATTGCGCCTGCGATCATTAATAATCCGGCTGATGTGGTCTTCCATGATTTTCCAGTGTTCATAATATTGAATTTAAAGTTTTAATAGTTGATCAATAGTTCCGTTAAAATAATCCATATCCAAATCACCGCCGGTTAATTCACCCGATATTTTACCGAATTGCGAATTTTGCCAAAAGTCAAACTTAGTATATCCATTAGGTAAACCCGGTTGATTAGCCTGATATGAAGCTAACCATAAGTAAGTAGCCCATGAATCATTGTTAAGATACTCAGCAAAGAAGTTTTTATAAGAATAGATAACGGGTTTACGCCCGGTTTCCTTAGTTACTATCTCTAACCATTCAGTGATCAGATCAATAAACGCTTGCTTATTGGCTAATATCTTTTTATTCAATTCTGCCGGGACCTGGTCCTCAATATCCAGCATTGGCGGTAAACAGTTTTCAGCACTCCAATCCACACCTCTTGAAAGAAAGTTATTAGCCTGGTCTTTTGCCGATCCGTCAACTGTTAAAAAATGATATGCTCCGCGAAATAACGTAGTCGTCTTAAGATGCTGCCAATAGTTATTAAATTCCGGGTCTTTAAAGGAAATGCCTTGTGTAGCCTTGCAGTAAACAAATTTAATATCAGGCGATATGAAGTTCCAGTTTACGGTATTGTTATGGCTGATGTCAATTCCCTTAAGCATACTTCATAATTAAATAAGGCACAATAACCGAAAGGCTTACAATTACTACCCAACAGATAAATGATATTTTTGTTGCTTTGTCAACCATAAACCAAAATTAATAAAAAAAGCTTCACAAATGCAAAGCTTCAATTTGTACAACGTACCAGTAAAATATTATATCCCTGTATTTAAATTTCCTTCGTCAAAATAAATACTAAATGGCCTTTCACTCGGAACTCCGTGTTCTTCAACATAAGCTTGTGATCGATTGATCTTTTTAAATTCACTTTCTAAGTAATTATCCATTACAGCTTTAAGTTGCTCATAATTTTCTTTTGTGCAACTTTAGTTTATTTTTATGGTTATTTTCATAATTAATGCCTATTTAAAAACCTGAACCACTTTAATATCGCGTGATGATTATAGGATTCAAGGTCCTGAATATTATCTTCAACCTGTTTGACGTTATTATCGATCACATGTTCCAAAACATCAGCGATATCTGATTCATCATTGGGATTTGCTTTCCTGCATGTCAACCAGTCAATTTGATCTGAAACAACTACAGGCACATGTGCTAAGATAGCATCAGCCGTCACAAGATTGAAAGTTTCTGTAAAACTCACCTGCATACAGGCATCCATTTCCTTGATCAGATTGATAAACTCATGATGCTCTAACCAATCTATTTCTATCAGTTTATGACGGGTTCCGGCAAACAAAGCTCTTATATTCTTAAGAACGGATTCCCCTTTTTGCTCAATCCCTGCAGCATTAACATAAAAGTGAACGATAGCCTTTCTTTTTTCAGCAAACATAATAGCCGCCCATGCCTGCGATAACTGGTTTTTAAAAGGACGTATGGATCCGAAACAACCTATTTTATAATGATGCTTTCTGCCTATCTCAGTACAGTTAACATGCTCAACATGCGGATAGATATTAGGCAAATAAACATTTTCTATCCCAATACGCTGCATATCATTTGCCGTTTGATGGTTGTTAAAAGATACCTCTGAAATGGCCTGGTATTCTTTTATCCACTGAATGACATTACCTTCCATAGCTATGAATGGAATACGCGAATGTATCCTGGTAATAAATCGGATGTGAGGAAACTTATCTATCAGTTCGGCAAGTTTACCAGGTGTAACGAAAACGGCCTCTATGATCACAGTATTAGGTTTGTGCTCAATCAACTGTTTATATATTCCGTTCTGGTCCTTTACGTGCGATATAAAAGCTTCGATCCCGGGAAACCCATTGATAGTATCTACCACAAACCTTGATGCATTGGTAAGGCCTGATTTCGAGGTATTGGTAGACTGGGCACCACTTGTTTGATTGATTTTGAGTATAAATAATATTTTCATGATTTGTGATTTTTTTCTGTTTCCAAAAGTATAAAACGATCTGCTGAATTGCCTACATCTAAAACAACCTTTCCCGACTTAGCAATTTCCGGGGATATATATTTCGAAGCCGGGCCACCGCTGAATAATACTAAAGAGGCATCCGATTCTGAAACGTCTTTTATAATGTTTTCTGATTGCCTCCAATTAGATAATTGCTGGTAATGAACATCCACATTTAAATATTGATGCGCCCTGGCCTTGAATATTGCTCCACTATCAGGATTCAGGTGTAAGAAAACTATTTTTTTTGCCTGCTTATAAAGTTTTACAATTTGTTCCTCATTCCAAAAGTTGATAAAGAAGTTATCAAGATAGTGTTGTTGTTTTCTTAAAAAGTATAAAT